CCGAACTTCGCTCTTGGTTCCGTCGCTGGCGGCAACAAGGAATCCGAGTGGGTCTATTGCAAGCTCGTTCTTGCATCGACCACCACGCTCCAGCCCGGTCAATGGTTCCAATGGGACCGTGACTATACCGCCTCGCTGCTCACCACGGCCGCTGCCGTTGTCGGCAATCGCTGCGGTGTCTTCGCCGGGGCAAACCAAGCCCCGACGCAGTCTGGTGGACCGGCACAGGCCATCAGCCTTGCGGCCGGCACTTATTACATCTGGATCCAGCGCAACGGCGAAGCTCCGGCACTCGTCACCACTGCGACAGCAGCTCTTGTCGTGGCGGAAACCACGGCGACGGCAGGTCTTGCAACGGCCCCGGCATCGCCGACGGCATCGAGCAAGGCGATCCAGGGCGTCAACTTCACTGCGGCCAACCAGACGTTCACAGCGACAACCGTCAACGGTTCCGCTGTGCTGTCTGCTCTCGGAAGCGTCACCCTGGAAGGTGGGCCGTTCATCGGCGCCGCCATCTCCGGCACCGGCATTCCGGCGTCCACCACAATCAGCAGCATCACCTATACCCCGTCTGGCGTGGTCCAGAGCATCACCATGTCCGCCAATGCCACCGCCAATGGCACCGGCATCACGGTCACGGCAACGGGCGTGCTCGAAGCTACGCTGATGCGTCCGTACCTGTCGAAAGTGAACTAAACCACCGATCAGTGGCGGGCGCTTCGGCGCCCGTTTCCTTTTTCCCCGCCATCAACAGCGAGACAATCACCATGGCCGACAACAACACTGGTATTTACGCCTCCTTCAGCCTCGAACCGGTCGAGCAGACCTTTCTGACGGAAAAAGAAGGGCGTCCGATCTTCGCCGATAAGGAGTTCGTCCGCATCTTCATCGCCGGCGACAAACACACCGAAGTCTATCGCGAGGTGACTGAGAACGACAAACTCCGGTTTTCTGAGGCCTACAAGCGCTTCAAGGAAGGCGCGGCCGCCCGCGAGCAGCTCACCGGCACACCGCTGGCGCAATGGCCCTATCTCAAACCCAGCCAGATCAAGGAGCTGGAGGCGATCAACATTTACACCGTCGAGCAGCTCGCCGCGCTGTCCGATACGGCAAAGCAGAAGCTCGGCATGGGTGCGAACGAACTCACCGCCGCGGCCCGCGGTTATCTGGCGACCGCTGAGAACTCCAGCGCCGCATCCGCATTCGCCGCCGAGAACGAGCGCCTGAAGGGTGAGGTGACCCGCCTGCAGGAGCAGATGAAGGAGATGGCGACCCGCTTCGAAGCGCTTGAAACCGAACGCCAGGGCGGCGGCAAGGGCCGCGGCCGCGAAGCCGCCTAATCGGAGATCCGCGCATGTCGCTGCTGACCATTATCCAGAACGTATGCGCGGAGATCGATCTTGACCAACCGACGGCTGTCATGTCTTCGGCTGACCCTCAAATCGGGCAGCTTCGCGTCCTGTCATATCGCGCCGGCAAGGATTTGCTGAAAGACCATGACTGGTCTGCGCTTGTGGTGCGCCGGGATTTCACGGCAACCGGAACAATACCGGAGCCGGCCGAACCGCCGTCCGATTGGGCGCGCTATGTGAAGAATTCGAAGATCTGGAACGTCTCCCGGCTATGGCAGCTTAACGGGCCGGTAGAGCCGCAGACGTGGGAACGCCTCACCATCCTGAACTCCAACCCGGTTCCGCAGATATGGCGCATGCTTGGCGGCAAGCTGGCATTCTATCCAAACGATATCAGCGAAACGATCCGCTATGAATACGTCTCGAAAAACTGGATCGCGCTTACAGGCGGCACGACCTATGCCGAAACGTGGGCCAACGACACCGACACCTCGCGATTCCCGGAAGACCTTCTCGAGCTTTCGCTGATCTGGCGCTGGAAACGCGCCAAGGGTCTCGACTACGCCGAAGAGCTCGAAAATTTCGAGAGGGCCAAGGAGTCGGCGATCGGTGCCGACCGTGCCGCAGCGCCGATGGATATCTCTCTTCCGAACCGCGGACAGGTTCCGGATAACTACTGGCCCGGAACGATTGTGGTGCCTGGCCCATGACGAGACAGCCCGCCCGCGTCACGCAGCGCACCGCTCGGGTATCGCCCAGCAAGGATTGGATCGCGCCGATCGGCGGCTGGCGAACCGATGTCGAGATGGCGGATATGCCGAAGGACGCGGCGTTCCTACTCGACAACTTCTTCCCGGAAGCAAACCGCATTCGTGCGCGCTATGGATCGAACGCTTTCGCAACCGGGCTCGGGGCAGAGGTCGAGACGGTTATCCCGTATGTCGGGGTGAGCAACCGGCTCTTTGCCGCTGCCGGCAGCAAGATATTCGACGTGACGGCCGGCGGTGCAGTCGGCGCCGCCGTCGTGTCCGGTCTTTCCAGCGCGCACTGGTCTGTTCAGCAGTACACCAACCCAGCGGGGCAGGAATATCTGCGCCTCGTCAACGGGCTCGATCTGCCGCTGCTGTACAACGGCACGACATGGACCAACAACATGCTGGTCGGGACTGCCACGCTTGCCACGCAGAACGTTGCTGTGAAGGCGGTCCAATATACCTTGAGCTTCTTCGGAACGGGCTCCGTCACCCTCTCGGGGGCTTTCGCAGGCGTTTTGAACGGCACAGGCGTTGGCAACCGCGTCACGCTGACATTCACGCCGGCTGCGGGAACGCTCACTCTCACGGTAGCGGGTTCCGTGACGAACGCGCAGTTGGAAACCGGCGCCACCGCAACGCCTTATGTCTCATCGACGATGATCACCGGCATTTCGGACTCGTCGCTCTTGATCGCACTCACGGCCTACCGGTCTCGCCTCTGGTTCATCGAAAAGAACTCGACGAACGTCTGGTATCTGGCGACGGACGCTGTCAGCGGCACAGCCACGGTCCTACCGGTCGGCGGGAACATGAAATATGGCGGCACGCTGGTTGCCATCGGGGTCTGGACGATCCCGGTTTCCACCGGCCTGCAGCAGTGCCTTGTCCTCATGTCGTCGGAGGGCGAGATCATCGTCTATCAGGGCTCCGACCCGTCCAGTTCGTCGAATTGGGGATTGCTCGGCACGTTCAAGCTCGGGCGGCCGCTCGGAACCGATCGTTGCTTCCTGTCCGTCGGTGCCGATCTCGCCATTATGACCACCGACGGCATCGTGCCTATCACCAAGGCCGTGCAGCTTGATCGCGGCGCAACGAGCCTCGGCGCCATCACGGCGAAGATCGGCCCAACCTGGCGCGAGACCGTGGCGACCGCCGGCACCACATCGGACGAATGGCAGCTTGCAAGCTTTCCGTCTCGTCAGATGGCAATCGTCAATCTCCCGTCGTCGCTCGGGCCGTATCAGTTCGTCATGAATACCGAGACAGGTGCATGGTGCCGTTTCGTTGGGCTTGCTGCCTCCTGCTGGGGAACCTGGCGGGACCGGCTGTTCTTCGGTGCTGCTGATGGCACGGTTTACGAAGCGGAGGTGGGCGCCAACGACAACGGCGCTGCGATCGACGCTCTCATGGTCGGGGCTTGGAACCGCTTTGGCGAAGACATGGCAACCAAGTTTTCGAAGCTGATCGGCGTCACGGGACAGATCGGCGTCTCGACCATGATGTATGCCGGGATTTCGGTAGACTATCAGACCAAGATCCCGACCGCGCTTCTGTCATCGGTCGAGAACAACGCCGCGGCAAAATGGGGCACCGCCATTTGGGGAGTGTCGAAATTCCCCGGTACGTCGTTCGTGCGGAAGTTCGCTTCCGCTGGCGGCTCCGGTTCAGCGCTGGCGCCGACAATCCGCGCTCTGATCTCCGGCGCGTCCGGGTCCGTGTCTGAAGCGGCGGTTATCGGTGGGTCTGTCCTATACGAAAAAGGTGCTCCGATTTGATCGTCACCGAGCCCCGCGAAGATATCGCAGCATGGGTCGGCGGCAAGATCGGGGTGACATTCCATCCGCCATTTACCGCCATCGCTCAGGTCCAGGGCGGCCGGATCATCGCGGGCTATGTGTTCAATGTCTGGACCGAGCACGACGTCGAGGTTTCGCTCGCTGCTGATCGGCTTTCCGTCACGCTGATGCGGGCAGCCTTCCAATATGTCGTCGAGCAACTTGGGTGCCGACGAGCGACGTTCAGGACTCGTGCGGACAACGTTCAGGCCCAGAAGGCGCTCGACAGGCTCGGCGCGCACCTGGAAGGGCGCCAGACGGCTTACTTCGGCGATTGCGATGCGCTGCTCTACGGAATTTTGAAAGAGGATTTCCCCTATGGTCTCCACGCCGAAGGCTCCAAAGGCCCCCGATCCGACGCAGACGGCAGCGGCGCAAACCGCGACCAATGTTGATACGGCAATCGCGAACGCTGGTCTGAGCCACACTAACCAGTACACGCCGGATGGCTCACTGGAATACAAGGTCAGCGGCTATCAGACGATGAAGGACCAGAACGGCAAGAGCTATCAGCTACCGACCTATTCGGCCTATCAGTCGTATTCCCCGCAGAACCAGGCGATCTACGACCAGTCACAGCAAACCCAGCTCGGACTGGCGAAGCTCGCCAACCAGCAGACGGCCAAAGTCTCCGGCATCCTCGGAACGAACGTCGATCTCAGCTCAGGGAACGTTGACAAATACGTCAACGACCATTGGCAGGGGGGCTTCAACAACCAGTGGGACAGGGACCAAGCAAGCCTTGATCAGAGCCTTGCCGACAAGGGCATCTCAATGGGTTCGGCCGCCTATAACAATGCCATGCGCGACTTCAGCACGCGCAAGCAGGCCGCCTCCGACCAGTATCTCGGCGACATGTATTCCAATGCCCAGAACTCGATCCTGACCGAGCGCAACCAGCCGCTGAACGAGATTTCGGCGCTGATGTCGGGATCTCAGGTCAACCAGCCGAACTATGTGAATTCGCCAACGACGCAGCTTCCCACGGTCGACCAAGCTGGGCTCATCAACGAGAACTACAATCAGCAGATGGGCGCCTATAACCAGCAAGTGGCGCGATCGAATGCCGCAATGGGTGGCCTGTTCGGGCTCGGCTCGTCGCTGCTTGGCGGCTGGGCAATGGGGTCCGACCGTCGGCTGAAGGAAAACATCAAACGTGTCGGCACGCTGGATAATGGGCTGCCGGTCTATTCCTTCCGATACAAGAAGGGCGGCCCGACCCAACTTGGCCTCATGTCCGACGATGTGCGCGAGGTTCATCCGGAATCGGTGTTCGAGGCCGCCGATGGGTTCGATCGCGTCGATTATGAAAAGGCGGTGGTGTGATGGGTTTCCTGTTTGGCGGAGAAACGGGTCAATCGCAGGCAGATGTCACCGACGCCCGCAAGCGGCTCGCAGCGGCCATGCTCCAGCAAGGCACGGACACCAGTCCTATCCAGTCGCCATGGGAAGGTGCTGCCCGCATGGCGCAAGCGCTTATGGGTGGCCTTGCCATCCGCAAGCAAGGGGAGCAGCAGAGCGCCGCGGATGCTCAGGTAATCTCTGCCATCACGGGTCAGCCCTACACGCCTCCTGAAAAGCCGGCCGGGTTCCTGGCGTCGATCTTCGGCGGCGGCAACAAGCCGTCCACTCCAGGCGCCACCGGCTCGTCTATGCCTCAGACAGATAGCAGCGGCAACGTCGCACTGCCGTCCACTGGCAAGGAATGGGAGACGATCGGTCCTCGCCTCGTCGGGGATCTCTCCAAGGATTTCCAACTTTCGCCGCAGCAGGCCGCCGGCGCTGTCGGGCAGCTTGGGCAGGAGTCCAGCGGCTTCAGCACCTTGCAGGAGACAAACCCGCTCATTTCCGGTTCCAGGGGCGGCTTCGGCTATGCCCAGTGGACAGGGCCGCGCCGTAAGCAGTTCGAAGCGTGGTCGCAGGAAAACGGCCTTGATCCGACTTCGTATGAAGCCAACTACGGGTTCCTCAAGAACGAACTGATGAATACGCCGGAGGGCGCCGTACTCGATGCGCTGCGCAAGGCACCCGATGCCCAATCTGCCGGCCGCATATTCACGGACCAGTTCCTCCGCCCCGGCATCCCGCATTACGATAGCCGTGATGCATGGACACAGCGCGCCCTTGCGTTCGCAAATTCTCCCGCACAGGCCGCTGGCGCAGTGTCTCCGGTTGGAGCGCCACCCACTTCTCCGATCCAGCCCCCGCCGGTCAATCCTCCGCCCGCAGCGCCGACGCCCGGTTATGTCGACCCGCAGGTAACGACGGCCGGTCGCCCCGATGTGCCTCCCATGCCTCCCGCATCCGCCCCCGGCGAAGTCGCAAGCCTTGACCCGTCGATCGGCATTCCCATGCCGGGTGCCGCAGGGCAAATGCGCGCCTCCGATCCGGCACAGGTCATGCCGCCGCAGGGAGCCCCACAGGCTGCGTTGCCGCCTTTGCCGGCCACCAACGTTGGCCCGACGCCCGCTGTGGCCAGCGTGCCGCCTGTGAGCCAGATCCCGCCTGAGTTTCAGGGTAGCCCGCAGATCATGAATGCCGACCCGACAAAGGGCATTATGCCGGCGCTTCTTGGCGGCACGCCTGTATCGCCGGAGCAGGTTGCTCAGGCACAGCAAACAGGACAGACACGTCTCGCTCAGGCGCTGGAGCGCGCTCCGCAGCAGGCACAGAACCCGATGGCTAACCCGCGCGTTCAAGTGCTGGTGCAGGCAATCACGAACCCGAATGCATCGCCTCAGGTCAAAGCCATGGCGGCGCAGCAGCTGCAGATCCTGACGAAGCCGCCTGAATATGGGTTTGAGACGCTGCCTGATGGGACTGTGCTCCGCAGCGACCCGCGCACCGGCACGCTCACTCCAGTTTATCGTTCGGAAATGTCGCAAGCCGATCGGGCTAAGCTCGATTTCGAGCGCGAGAAATTCCGGCTGGAGCAGGAAAATCGCGGGCGGCTTACGGCGGCCGAGCAAGCCAACATCGATCTTGAGCGGCAAAAGTCCGACTTCGAGAAGAACAAGCCGGTTGTCGTCCAACCAGGCGAAACGCTGTTCAGCCCCGGCCAGGAGCGCGTCGTGTATCAGGGCACCGGCTACAAGCCGGAAGACGTGTCGAACCTGCGCAAGGAGGTCCAGAACCTTCCGACCTACAAGAGCTATCAGCAGGCAGCACCGGTTTTCCAGTCGATGATCGACACGGCGAAGACAGACAGCAAGGCTTCGGACCTGAATCTTGTTTACGGGTTGGGCAAAATCATGGACCCGAACTCGGTTGTCCGTGAAGGCGAAATGGTCATGGTCAACAACACTGCGAGCCTGCCGGACTGGTTCTCGGGAATAATCAACAGCGTCAACGGTGGCCAAAGACTCACCCCGGAGACGCGCCAGGCAATCCTTGCCGAGGCGCGCAGCCGCATGGGCGCCTATCGGGGAGCACTCGACAACGACATCGGTCAGTATCGAGGCATCATCAGCCGGCGCGGTATGAACGAGGCCGACGTCCTTCCGACTCTCGGGGATATCGCAGAAGTACCGAGCCTGACGCCGCCGCCAGCGGCGGACATAGGTGCGCCGCCGGAAGGGGTGCCGGCTGACGTATGGGGCGAGATGACGCCAGCGGAGCGCAAACTATGGCAGAAATGACACCTGAACAGCAGCAGGCTCTGGCAATCGCGGCCGCGCGGCTGAGGCTTCAGAGGCAGCCACAGCAGCAACCTCAAGGCCTGCCGGCAGATGACGCCATTTCAGTCGCCAGAACGGGCGTCGGCGGTCTCATCGAAGGTATTCCAATAGTTGGGCCGATGATCCGCGGCGGCACCGAGCGGGCTGCAGCGGCGACGCTCGCGGCGTTCTCGGACGAGACATACGATCAGGTTATGGATCGCATCCATGAAGCGAACATAGCTGAAAAAGAAGCGAACCCGATCATCGATAAGGGGGCTCAGATAACTGGAGCCGTTGCCGGGACTATTCCGGCCGTCATGGCTGCCCCGGCAGCGTTTGGAGCAGGCAGCGGAAGTTTGCTCCTGCGTTCGGGTATCTCTGGGTTGACGGGCGCGACCATTGGCGGGGCGGACGCTGGTGTTCGCTCTGGAGGTGACGCGGAGAAGATCAAGGAAGGTGTCTATTGGGGTGGCCTGTTTGGCTTAGGTGGTCCCGTAGCCGGAAAGGTCATTGGGGCTGGAGCCCGGTCTCTCGTCGATGCACTCCGCACTCGTGCCGCTGCGCGAATGGCTGGCATGGACCCGCAAGCGTTCGGTTATTTCCGGCGCGCGGTCACCGATGATGGTCTCGACGCGTCGACGCTGCCGCGCAAACTGATGGAGATGGGTCCCGATGCTATTCCGGCAGACCTTGGACCGAACCTTCAGAAGCAGGCTGGCGCGCTTGCGGCAACTCCCGGGCCGGCGCAGACGACGATTCGGACCACGCTCGCCGATCGCGCCGCGGGCGCCAACGCTCGAATTGGTCAAACGATCGACGAAACGACTGGTCGAAATGTTGTCCCGTCGGAGATCCAGGCAGATATCGCCGTAAACCAGAATGCTCATTCGCCGCTCTATCGCGAGGCATTCCGCGAGGCCACGCCGTACAGTACTGAGCCAATTGCGTCCGCGCTGGAGGCTGACATCAGTCGGCTTCGCGGCCCTGCTCAAGCCCGGCTGCGCCAAGTACGCGACATGCTGAACATCGCGGACTCCAATGTTCTGTCTACCGATCCCGGCGTGATGTTCCAGACCCGACAGGCGATCGACGGCCTTTTAAAGACGGAAGTTGATCCGAAGGTGATCTCCGCACTGGTGGAAGCTCGCCAGATGCTCGACGACGGCCTTACCCGCGCCGTCCCGCGCATCAAGGAGATTGATGCGGGTTACTCCGAACTCGCCC